AAATTGGTTATTCTTTGCTTAGTAAGAATAACTGGCGCGAGGAGGCGCTGATTAATATGACAACACACTTTTCAACTGGCGTAACAAACGTTAGAGGTAAACAAGGAGATACATCTTTATTTAGTGGAATTAAACAACCACTTATTACTGGTGGGTCTACACCTGCTGAATGGGTATATCAAGATGATTTCGTGACATACACGGCTGAAACTTGGGATCAAACTAAAACTGGTTCCGCTTACATTTTAGCTCAATATCCGCAAGGATGGTTAAGAATCGGAGATGCTAACCCAGCCGGCGCAGAAAAAAATGGTATAGCTTCAGGTGAAGTTTTTCAGTATAATGCTAATAAGTTATGGTACTTTGAAACTTCAATCGCAGTTACTGATGTTAGTGAACTAAACACTTTTGTTGGTTTTGCATACGATACCTACGATGATCCTTCTGCTCTTCCAGCAGATGGTATTGGTTTCTCTCACTTAGAAGATACAACTTCAATTCAGTTTATATCTAGAAAAAATGGAGCAGGAACTTCTTTCACTATGAAAGATAGCGGAGCAGGAAGTACTTATACTTTTTCTGATTCTACTGTAGCAACGCAAAGTGCGACTACTTATGCAATGCCAGATAATTCTGTTAGATTGGGATTCTTATTCCAACCTGCAGGTACTGAGTTAAGCCAGACATCAGCACAATATAAACTTTTCCTAGATGGTAAATGTGTCGGAACACAAGCAGCAACAACTGTTCCTGACGATTTACTTATGGAATTGAATATTCATACTGAAAGTAAAGGAACTGTAGCTAACGATCTTTATGTTGACTACGTTCAAACAGTACAACAAAGATAATAATATTATTCTAGGCTCCTACGGGAGCCTAGGTAATTAGGAGAAAATTATGTCGATAACTTTAATGAATTGGGTACGTGTAAGTGATGAAGTAGCAGCTGACCCTGATTACTTTGTAACTGCAGCTAGACCTAATACATCTGCAACTATGGCACAAACATCTCTTGCAGCCGCGCACAATGGCGGTGGAAGAAATGTTACTGTTACAACTAATGGATCTGAATCTGGAATTTCTATGACAGTTACAGGGACTGATGTTGATGGTGCCGCACAAACAGAAACTATTGCATTACCAGGAAGTGCTACTTTAACTGCTGGAACTAAAATTTTTTTAACTGTAACAGCCGCTGAGTTTACATCACAACCAGCAGCTAATATAACAGTTGGTTTTGGTGGTGTTGCTGGAGCAAAAATTGGTGGTGGTGGAGTATTTGGAAGTTTTAGAACTACATCTAGCTCTGCTGCTGGAACATGTAGCTTTAGAACTGGTGGAACTGCGGGAACTGTAATTGCCACTGATACTTCAAGTGGAAGTGCTGGAGCAAACAACGGTCAAGTTTCAGCTTATGGTACCGGAGCAAGATTAGTTGAAGGAATGTATGTAACTTATGATGTAGGTGATTTTACTCAAATCATAGTGTTTTATGCTGGATAGGGGATTAGATGGTAAACGTAACATCTGGCTCTTACACATTTGATAAAACTTTTGCAGTTGATGATATTATTGCAGAAGCTTATGAAAGACTTGGGCTAGTTGGTACAGCTGGTCATCAATTATTAAGTGCTAGAAGATCATTAAATATTTTATTTCAAGAGTGGGGAAATAGAGGAATTCATTTCTGGGAAATTGGAAATACTAATATTGATTTAACTGAGGGCACTCAAACATACAATTTTTTTAGAGATAGTGGGGATGGTACCAGTACCACTACAACTCCTGTAAATGGTTTATACGGAATAACCGATATTCTTTCTGCTTCATACAGAACAGATTATAATACAACTTCACAAACAGATTTACCTTTAACAAAAGTTACTAGATCTACTTATGCAGCTTTTTCAAATAAAATGGTCAAAGGAACACCAAGTCAATTTTGGGTTCAAAGATTCATAGACAAAACTACAATTACACTTTATCCAACAGCAGGATCTAGCCAAGCAAGTAATTATGTTAATATTTATTATTTAAAAAGAGTTCAAGATGCAGGAGCAGCTTATACAAATGCAACTGATGCTCCATATAGGTTTATTCCATGTATGGTAGCAGGATTAGCATTTTATTTATCTCAAAAATATGCACCACAAAGATCACAAGAAATGAAATTATACTATGAAGATGAATTACAACGAGCTTTACAGGAGGATGGATCAGCGGCGAGTACGTATATTACACCGAAAACTTATTATCCAAATATATAATGGCAATAGCAGCAGTTAAAAAAATTTTACAGGGAATTGGAAAACAAGTTAAAAAACTTAAACCAAAGAAAAAATGGTCTAAGAAAAATGTTGGTATAGGAAAAATAAAAGATCAAAAACTTTATAAAACTTTAGGTAAAGA